TTAAGTACTAATAAAAGGGTATACCACACGAATGTGATATACCCAGTACTCAACGGAATCTGTATGGATTATTTATTATAACCCTGTTTGAAGCCGTCCTTCATAGCCTTAGCAATACGGCCTACTTTGATAGGTGTAACTTTGGCTGTATGCTTGGCCTTACGTGCTGTACTACCAGCAATGGATGACACCTTGGTTGTAACTTTCAGTATAAAGCCCATAATGGGTACTCCTTTCGTTAATTAATAGTAATTACTTACAAAAGGGTAAACCAAATGGGTAAACCTTAACTTCAACCTCCCATACAACCGTAACCTTGAATTGGATGGGGGTACTTACAACCAATTTACCACACTCACACTCTAACTATATCACAAAGAGAGTACTTTGTATTGGCAAAAGACGTTATCTGGTTTGTAATTTAAGACATGTCTAAGAAGCCGCTTATGTACGAAGTGTTCGATCCAGTTACTGGTGAATGGCTTAGATCTACGATGTCCAAGGAAGAATTTGAGCAGCAAATGAAGGATTACCAGATACATTACGAATTCTTAGATGCAGAGCTGGAAATTGTTACAAAAATATTAGAACAGAACGTTTTGGACGACTTTGAAAGAAGTAAGAGTAGTTTGGACTAGTACTACTACTAATATGTTATATTAGTAATAGTAGTATTACTGTATACAGTAGTACTACTATATATAGTTATACTACTACTGTGAGATGGAATATTTAACAAGAAAAATAAATTATAAAACAAGAAAGTGTCCTATCTATACCTCTGAAGAAGCTGAGAAGAAGGGATTTGATGTTAAGTACTGGAAATTGGCAGATAAGGGCGACTGGGCTGTTTCAGATGATGGATATGTTGGTGAATGCCTCTCAAAGAAGTCGTATACCGATAAGAACGGTAAAACAAAGTATTTTATTAAGCTTGTTCATGGATGTGGGTGGGAAAACAGGTATTCTCAGATAAGTTACCTTGAAAATAAGAAATTTAACCTGTATTCAAAGCCGAAACCCAGCACATGGGCTGAAAAAGAGGTTAGAACTGCAAGGTTCAAGCATGTTGCTACTTCATATGTCAGTATGCTTACTGGAAATGGGAAGATAGACTATGAAACCCTTGGGAATATCTATAGACCGGACCAGAAGGACCCTGCAGCAACAGTTAAACGATTATTAAAGAATAAGGTGGTTAGTTCAATGATAGAAGAGAAATTAAAAGAGATATTAGTTGGAAAAGGTATAACTAAACAATATGCTGTAGATAACCTTGTTGATGCTATTGATATGTCTAAGCACAAGGGCGATATAAGTAATTTTCTAAAGGCAAATGACCAGATAATGGACCTTCTTGAGATGAAACCCTCTAAAAGGATTGTAACTGATACTCTACAGATAGATCTTACTAAGCAGATAGCAGAACAGATATCTGGAGAAGAACAGAGACTCCTTCCTGATGACAAAAAAATTGAACAGCGTTGAGGACGAATACCAAGGACTTACAGCTGACTGCGTTGTACGCCTGCAGCTTGATATAGCTATTGGTGCTCTTGAAAAGATATCCTCTACTGGTGAAGTAATAGCCTTGCAGGCTTTGAATGAGATAAAAACAGTTGTTGATATATATGAAAATACAGATTTAGATGTCTGATAAGAACAAATCCTATATACTGTCCAAGTTAAAAGACAATCTTGTCCTGTTTGGTAAGGTATGTATGCCGAATATGTTTACAGCAGCCTCTCCAGACTTCCATTATCAGATCTCAAATGCTCTTATGGACGATGAGCAGAAGCAAATAAACATAATAGCACCTAGAGGACATGCTAAGTCTTCCATAATAGGAGGGGTATTCCCATTACACCATCTTATGTACCATCAGGGACAGAAACTCATCTGTCTTGTATCCCGTACTCAAGACCATGCTATTAAACTACTAGGTACTATTAAGGATTGCCTTGAGTATTCCCAATCTTTTAGATCTGTGTTTGGATATTGGGGCCAATTCTCTGCAAGGCAGTGGTCTAAGTCTGAGATAGAACTAAAAGATGGTTCAATGATCATATGTAAGGGTACTGGGCAGCAGTTGCGTGGTATAAAGAAAGGAAATCAGCGTCCTACTCTTATTATTGTAGACGATCCAGAGGATGAGAACAATACTAAGACAGCTGAAGCCATGGAGCAGAACCTGAGATGGTTATTGCAGAGTGCTGTTCCATCGCTGGACCCACAGAGGGGCAGGATAGTTATAATTGGAACCCCTCAGCATGAAAGATGTCTGGTTGAGACATTAAAAGAAATGGTAGGATGGGAAAACATGCACTTTGCCCCAAGCCTTGAGACTAATACTGCTCTGTGGGAAGAATGGCATCCTATTGAAAAATTACTGCAAAAAAAGGCGGAACTGGAATCAATTAACAGGGTAAGTGTCTTTTATAGGGAATATTTATGCCAGATTGTAGGAGATGAGGACCAATTGTTCCGTGAGGAGTATATTAAATATTATGATGGCTCAGTTACCTTGACAGATGAAGGCGAAGCAACGCTGCACCTTAAAGAGCGAAATGGAACCTCAATAGATGAAGATATACCTGTAAATCTGTTTATGGGGGTAGATCCTGCATCATCTACAAAGAAAACAGCGGATTATAGTACAATTGTGACGGTGGCTATTGACAGCGATAATAACAGGTATGTTTTACCTTATTACCGCAAACATGCCACTCCAATGAGACTTGCTAACTCCATTCTTGAATATTTTAAGATATATAAGCCCAGCAAGACGCGTATTGAGTCTGTTGGCTATCAGGAGATGCTCAGGGAATATTTACGTGATAGATGCGATGAGGAGAAGTTATTTATACCGGGACTGGAGATAAGAGAGAATCCTAGGACAAGTAAGTCAAATAGGCTTGAAACTCTTGAACCATACTTCGCTCAGGGCAAAGTATTCATTAAGAAGGACATGGAGGAGCTTAAAAACGAGCTTTTACTCTTCCCCAGGGGAAAGCACGATGACCTATTGGATGGTTTATACTATGCTATGAAACGCATCTATACACCAAATCATGAAGCAAAACAAGATAAAAATGAAAAAAAGTCAACTTCGTATTTGCAATACGACTGGATGACTGCTTAATATTCCGCAATATATTCAAGCCTTATTTACCAATTTAACAAAGTAAGACTTTAAATGGCAGAAATGCACCCTGAGACCAAGTTAACGCTTGATCTCTTTCAAGATTATAGCTCTGCAAGAACCAACTGGGCAAGGCAGGCCACAGAGGATAATGAATTTAGAGCTGGTAAACAATGGTCCACTAAACAGGTTAATGCTTTAAGAAATCGTGCACAGGAGCCTGTTGTAGTAAATGTTATTCATCCTGCCGTTGAGCAAGCGAAAGCGATGCTCACTTCCAATAAACCAAGGTTTCAATCCACAGGACGTGAAGATAGTGATGTAAAGGTCGGAAGACTCTTTGCAGATCTAATGGCTTGGGTCTGGGATACTTCTCTTGGTAATACACAGCTAAAACAGGCTATTGATGATTATTATGTCAAGGGGATGGGTGTTCTATTAGCATATATAGAGCCTGTTGCTGATTTTGGTAGAGGTGAAGTAATGATTAAGTCAGTTGATCCTCTTTCTGTTTATTTCGATCCTTCAAGCTCCGATCCCTTCTGCAGGGACTCTGCAAGTATAATAACAGCTAAAAGAATAACTGAAAAAGCCTTAGTAATGATCTATCCTGAATTTGAAGAAATCATAAGGGCTGCAACAGAGACAAGTCATATAAATGACGCTCCTGCTAATCGTTTTGGTTTATTTGATGAAGATATCGTCCCTTCCAGCAGAAAGACCGCTTTCTCTCAGCAGGAAGACGAAAGAGAACTTGAAATCTTTGAGAGATATACAAAGATAATGATTCCTTACTATAGGGTGTTTGATCCTTTTACTGAGACAGAACACGTCTTTAATGATCCTCAATATTCAGACTATAGAGAAAAAAATGCAGTAATGGTAACCGGGAAGGCTGGATCTAAGATATTT